GTTCGACCCCATCGGAACGATCTACGACGCGGACGGAAACCCCATCCCCGGCTGGCACGCGAACCTGCGCCTGCGGCACGAACTCACCTTGGACGAGGAGGCCGCGCTGGCCCCCGTGCTGATTGCCCAACCTCACAACCCCGTTCGTATATGGGGCTGAAAACCACGAAAGCACCAATGATGCCCTCCATGTTGACCTTTGATTCCGAAGCGACTGCCGAACACCTGCGTGGCCTTCAGGCCAGCGCGGACCTAATCGCTTCGCTCATCGCCGCGAACGAGCGCACCGATGAAGCCCTCGCCACGATGGACCGGAACGTCCGCCACATCGCCATCATGTGCGCGATGCAGCACATCAAGGACTCCGGTGCCGACCTGACTCCGTTCACGCAGGCGGCATCGGACGGTCTGGAGTGGATCGGCTGACGTGATTCCATGTCAATTCCCCAGCCATTCAAACTCAGGCTGCCGCCCGTCATCACGGCGGAGGAACTGAACGTCGATCGGATCGACTTCAACACCGCGCCCCCGGCGCAGGTGGATGCGATCGGCCGCCAGTACTGGGACACGACCTACAACACGGTCTCGCTCGGGCTGACGGCGAACGTCAACCTGAAGCACGGGCAGGCGCTCTACAAGCGTGCGAGGAACGGAAGCGGGTCGCCGCTCGTCAAGGGCGAGGTGGTGTACGTCTCCGGCTCGCACGCCCTGACGGAACTGTTCGTCGCCCGTGCCGACGCAGACACTGAGGCGACGAGCGCGGACACGATCGGGGTCTGTGCCGAGGACATCGCGACGAACACGACCGGGTTCATTCAGGTGTTCGGATACCTGACTGGGATCAGGACGAACATCTACTCGGGCGCTGAAGGCACCCCGCTGTACTTGTCCGACGTGGCTGGGGAGATGACATCGACGCTCCCGACCCAGCCGAAGCACGGGGTGCGCGTCGCGTTCCTCGTCAAGAAGGCCGGGTCCGGGGCCGGGAGCATCTTCGTCAACATCCAGAACTATCAGGAACTTGAGGAACTGTCCGATGTCCTCGTCACCTCCATTGCCGACAAGCAGTTCCTCAGATGGGACAATTCCGCCCTTGTCTGGAAGAACTACTCCTTCGACTTGGCAGACCATCGTTTTGTCACTCTCGCCACCCCGGCAAGTAACGCCACCGGAACGGCTGGACAGGTGGCCGCTGGCGTTGACGGAGGCGTTCCTTACCTCTACTTCTGCTACGCCACCAACAGTTGGGGGCGAGTCGCCTTCACGACCGGATACTGAACCCATGACAATGGATAGAAACAATGTCGTTCGCCTGTCCTCACGCGACTGGATCTCGATCGTCGCAATCGTCATTGGCATTATGGGAAGCCTGCTGGCCGCCTACATGCACCATGACCGCGTCCTCACGCGGGTGGTCACCCAACAGGAGATGATCGAGTATCGCCTGCTGAAGATCGAGGAGAAGATTGAGAAGCGTTAGCCCGATCTTCCTGCTGCTTGCCGGGTGCTCCTCGGTGGAGCGCATTTCCGGCAGCGCCAACGCCATCCGCGGCGAGGCAAATGCCCTCGAAGACCACGGCAAGGCGATCGGCGATCCCGTGGTCGTGGACCGTTCGCAGAGGATCTACGAACTGGCGGCCTCGATCCACGACGACCTGAGCGGCGTGCAGGACAAGGCCAGCCAGTTGCTGTCCACCCTCTGGTGGGTGGCGGCGGCGGTGGTGGCCGTCGCCGTGGTGGTGTTCGTGTGGCAGACCGGGGTGGGCACGGCCTGCCGTCGGCTGCTCGGGTGGATTCCCCAGCCCGTCGCCCGCGACGCCGACCTCGCCGCCCAGATGATGGACCCAGACTCAAAGGAAGGCGTGCGCGAGTACATCGCGGCCCGTCGCGCCTCCGACCCCTTGTTTGATTCGGCCTTCAGGAAGGCCCGGGCCGCCCATTCGGAGACCAAACCATGATTATGCTTGCATCGTTCGGTTCGTTCCTCGGGAGTCTATGGTTCGCCGGGCTGGCCTTCGTGGTCGGCGGCGTCGCCGGGTACTACCTGCGTTCCAAGAAGCAGTTCTGACCGCGCTCAGGAGGCAAGGACATGGCTACTCGAATCCAAGTCAGGCGCGACCTTGCGGCGAACTGGACGGGCAGCCTCGTCCTTGCCTCCGGCGAGGTTGCCTACGAGACGGACACCGGGAACGTCAAGATCGGAGACGGTTCCACGACATGGACGAACCTCGACTACATCGCGATCGCAAACAGGTCGTCCGTCGCGACCGACATCAACGACACGACCTACCGGGTGATGGGTCGATTCTACCTCGACACCACGACCGGGACGTGGACGAACCTTCCCACGGACATGACCGCGGCGGACGGTGATTCGCTGCTGCTCGTGACCCGGCACATGGACGGGGCAAGCGCATGGTTCTACCAGCACCTGATCCAGTTCGTCACAAGCGGAAACGAGACAAAGGAATGGGTCCGCGCCTACTCGGCGGGCTCGTCGTCGTGGTCTGCTTGGAGGTCAACGGCCCACATCAGCCCGAACGAGGTGGTGACTGCGTCGATCAACAACCTCGCGGTCACGACGGCAAAGATCGATGACCTCGCAGTCACGACGATCAAGATCGCGGACAACAACGTGACCAATGCCAAGATCCGCGACAGTGCGGCGCTGTCCGTGATCGGGCGCAGCGCCAACAGCACCGGGGATCCGGCAGACATCGCCGCGTCAAACGACGGCGAGGTGCTACGCCGCAGCGGCACGGCTCTTGGGTTCGGCACGCTGGCGAGCGCCGCGTTCGCCGACAACACGATCGCTCCTGCACGCCTGACTAGCGCGACCGGAGCGACCGTCCTCGGCGCTACCGGAGCAGGGGCAATCTCCCAGTTGAGCGCCGCCAACGGTCGTACCGCCCTCGGTCTTGGAACGATTGCCACGGAAACCGCCGCAAATTATCTGGCTCAACTGAATCAGGTCGGCGGAATCGTCATCATGGAAATTCCTGTGAACAGCGGAAATTCACTGAGCGGCGTATATACCGGGATCACGTCTAGTTCAACGACGCTGAATTGCGGAAGTTCCGGGGCGGTGATTGGCCTGACTCCGCTTCAAGGCTGGGCAAAGTCTGGCAACACCCTTGTTCCGACATCAGGAACTTGGTCGGTGCTCATAAACAGAAGCACCGCAACCGATTACCACGCATTCTGCATCAGGACAGCCTGAGTGGCCTACGCCCCTGCCATCATCCCCTTGAAGGGCTGGCACACGGATTTCGCGTACAGCGGGATTCCGCAGGGGCACACTCACGACATCCTGAACATGTTCCCGGCGGACACCTACCGCCGCCGCGTGCGCCTCGGCACGCGCCCGGGCTTCAACCGCATCCTCGACACGACGACTGCGGTGCAGTGCCTCGTGCGAGGCATCGCATACAACGGCAGCCCGCCGCTGCTGAAGGACCGGATCCTGTTCGTCTCGAACGGCAAGATCTACTACATGGACATCGGCGGAACGACGGCGACGCAGATCGTCCAGTTGACCACCGGATCGACCTCTGCCGCCCTATCGACGACAGCGGACGTGGAGGCTGTGCAGCGCGGCAAATACGTCTACTTCGTCGATGGCCTGAACTACCGACGTGTCGATCTGAGCCTGTCTCCGCCGACGTGGGATGCGTGGACCGGGCCGGATGCGACTGTCACCAACACGATCGGCGGCACCGCATACAAGGCGACGCTGATCGCCCTGTACGGATCTCGACTCGTGATGGCCGGGGTCAAGGGCATCGAGAACATCTGGTTCATGTCCGACGTGGTCAACCCGGACGACTGGACTCCGAGTACGACGATCGGAGACGCGATCGCCGGGAACACCGGGACGATCGGCTCGCCCGGAGACGAGATCGTCGCCCTGATCCCGTTCGGACAGACCGGGATCATCTTCGCCGGGCAGCGGTCGCTCACCTACCTGACTTCTGATCCGGCGACCGACGACCGCGCCGCGCTCGTGCAGATGTCGCGCAACATCGGAATCGTCGGGTCGCGTGCGTGGTCAAACGGCCCGGAGAAGTCGGTCTACCTGATGGCGCAGGAGGGGCTGTACCGGATCGCCCCCAACGACTTCAACGT